CGGTGTCCGCTGCGCGGCCACGTGGCCTGCTCGCTCCGCGATAAGCGGCCACTCACCTGCGGTGGGCCATTCTAAAGTCATATTGGGTTTGTGTAAATGCTCGCTGCGCTCGCTTTATTGATAATAATATTTGTTACATATTGATGACCTCAATCCTGCGTAACAGTGCAGGTAATTGGGGATGAACACCACTTACAGCATCAGTAAATACATCACACGGTTCGAAATTACTTGTTACAATGAAATTTGTAGCATACAGTGCTACCATTCCACCTTTTGTTTCCACAGAACACTTGTATCGATCAAACCATCTCAGAAGATGATTAATATCAATACCATTTGGACCAAAGTCATCAATTATAACGTCTTCTTGGCATAAGTATCCGTTCCACCACTTGGTTCTTGGATCCTTGACATAGGCTGTTTTGAGTTCTTCATGCGCCAGTCTACTTTTACCCACTCCTGGTCGTCCCCAGATCCATCGGACTCTAATACTTGGACGTTCGATGGTGGGATAGCTGGATAGAGCGTTTCGGAGCATGTTAGATCCATGAAAGATCCACGTTCCGGGCTCTGAATCGGCATATTCAACCATTCCTCTATCTCCTTGTCGGACGGCAGCCATGAATTGTCTGGCTTGTTCGTCTCTATCCTTAAACTTGGCTTTGCCTTCATTGATTTCACCTCCTTCGACAAAATTTCCACCTTTGCTGCAATAGACTCTATTTTGTCTAGCAGTACCGCCTGCCCTCGTGATAAATGCTCGAGATGCAAGCTTACCTGATACATAAACGGCACTCCTTCTTTTGCGAAGGCTGATGTACCCCTGCAGATGAGGGGTTCCGGAATCTCCAACTTCTCTTCCGATAATCCAGTACTTGGCTTCTTGTTCGGCCCAAGCTTGGATGGAGGTGCAGTCCTCTTCGACATAGTTGTTCAGAGTAAAGCACCAATGATAGTATTGTGGGGATGGCATGTTGTGAAATGAGACTGGGGACAAAGGGTTTTATAGCCCAACGATAAGGCTGTAGGGCTGGGGGGGTAATAATATACCCCCCAGCCCGGAGACCTTTATTTTATTGATTGGCGTTGCGTGCACGCAACTTTCATTACATCATACATTACATTTAAGGCGCCAAAGCGCTGACATCTGCACTAAATGCTAAACTATATCCTCTATTGATTTGGACGGCTCCACCTACTCCTAAGTTTCCACTAATCAACATCATCACGAACGGGCTTCGACTTGAATTATCATATGCATTCTGATCAATCTTCTGACTTTTGAACCTTTGAACAAACGTATAGCTGTTTCCTTGCTCTATGACTACTTCTCTTGACATCCACGGCTTACCAAATTGCGTATAGAAGTCTGGAATCACTGACGGATCCCATTGTTTATCGAAAGTCGTTAAACCACTACCTATCAGAGTTAGATCTGGATTGTTTCCTGTTGTTATCCTGTACAGCTTGATTTTGATGTCTTCATTTCCTGTGTTTTGAATGGTCATCTCATACTTTCCTCCACGTAGTATCATCTCATCTCCGAATTCTGGAACTCCATCTCCCTGATCTAATTCTTGCGCACCTCCGGCGGGAATCCAAAATGGACTAACACCGGGTCCAAAATTGTACATATTATAGAACACAGCAACCCCTAGATTAGGATTGGCTGGTGTAGCTATAACCTCTGACTGCGTCAAGATGGTTCTGTAATGGGCCTTAAAGATAGTAGAATTCCATATATGGCGCTTATAAGCTGCTCGCGACGTCTTCCGACCTCTGAATCCAACGGCATGACCTCTAAGATTAAGGCTAGTATAATCAAGAGTCCTTCGACCTCCAGATCTCTTAGTAAAGCGTTTCTTTCGCATTGTGCGGCGTTTCTTGAAGGCGCGTGTCCCATTGGAAGCGCCGAAGCGACTTCCTCCGAGACTAGCGAATGTGCGTTTTCTGAAGTATGGCATTATGATCTTACTCACCCTCACGGGTAAGCGCGGGTATTTATAGAGTTATGTTTTGGGGGTAGTGTATGGCAGGGGGGTTCTCGAACTGATAGTTCCGGAATATAAAATTCCGGTGTCCGCTGCGCGGCCACGTGGCCTGCTCGCTCCGCGATAAGCGGCCACTCACCTGCGGTGGGCCATTCTAAAGTCATATTGGGTTTGTGTAAA